GCGCGGTCTACAACACCAGCAGCTGGCTGAAAAAGGTTTTTATTGTCGCAATGCATCGATTGCTTGGCGCAGAAATTAAGGTGTCGATATGGACGATGGAATGATCGGATTGAAATTCGCTCGATTGACTGTGATCGAGCGGGATAGCAAACCAAGGGGACGGCACTACCTATGCCGGTGCGATTGCGGGAAAGAAGTAGTTGTGCTTGGCGCCAATCTGCGCTCCGGCGGAAGAAAATCGTGCGGTTGCCTGCGTAGAGAGAATGCATTGTCTCTAGTGAGTCGCAACAGGGAACACAGGGATATTGCCTTAATGTGCGAGACATCAAGAGAATTCGCCATGGCAAAGTATGGCGTGTGCGAAAAGTTTTTTAGTTTATTTTAAAGGAGATGGGGATGAAAATCGGAGAAAAAAGAAAAGTTAGAGTAGGAGACCATTATTTCAAGGAGCGCAGCGTAATTGAGATAACCGAGTTTGTCGGCGAAAGATTGATTCGGTGTATCGGGATCAACAAAAACGGCGTCAAGATTGACCAGCTCCTTTTGGCTTCGGAAATAGGAATGGCGGTGGAATAATGAAAAACAATCATCAAGTCGGAGGGGATCATTACCTTAACATGCGCATCCAGCCGTTCGATTTCTTCGACACGCAGCCAATAGAACAGCAGATTGCATACCATAAGTTTACGGCAATCGCCTACCTCATGCGGGCTGGACACAAAGGCGATGCGATAGAGGATATCAAAAAGGCAATACACCACCTGGAGAAAATAGTAAATGCAAATGACGCCGCTAAAGATCAATGAAGTAATTGAGGGGCTCCAGGCCATCAAGGAGCGATATGGAAACCTTGAATGTCACTTTGATGCGAATGGTGAAGACGAGCCTGAGTTCAACATCAAACCGGTTTACAGCGTAACAGTTACGACAGCCGGGGAAAAGAAAATAGTTTCTTTTTGAGGCGCGTCCAGCTTCGGCTGGATTTTCTAAGTGGCGCGGAAAAACAATAAAAAAACTGTTGACATAAGTAAAAATTGATGTATAATTACTTACATCAAATCAACAAACACTTAAGTGGATGAAAATGAAAACAACTTTTCAAAACGGGAATCGCGAAGTTACCGCCACTATCATAGGCAGCAACCCATGGACAAAAGACAACATGTCAAGAGTCTACTTTGATATAGCATTCACGGGCGCAAAGCTGGACCCTATCGCAAAGATATACGAGATAATTGAAGGGCCCACGAAAGATGCAACAGTCGAAATTTCTGGTCGAGTATTTGGCTATCAGATCGGCATAGGATGCGACAGCAAAACAAAAAAAGCATCGGCAACGGAAGCCGCCAAAGACCTGATATCCCAGATTGCAGCGCAATAATACAATGAAAACATACAAAGTACTTGCCACGAGGGCGTGATAGTGGTAAATGCCGGATCGCGCTTTGAGGCCGCAAGGATCGCAGAAAACACCGGATACACAATCATAAAAATTGAAATACTAATTTAATGGATGCGAAATGGAAAATGAAATATCAATGTTCGTGCTGGCTTTCTTCGGCGCATTCCCTGGGTATGAAGAATGGCAAAAAGGTGTTGAGTATGAGCGGCAGGCTGATTTGTTAAAATCAAGCCGGACAGAATGTTTTTAATAGTCGGCAATGGAAATGATATACCGCAGAAGCTGGAGCAAGACACAGAGGCATTCAGAAAGATTGGTGGTTGCTGCCGTTCGTTGCAGCGATCGGAAAAAAAACAAAGGATATGGATATGGAGATTAACATTAATCAAATTATTGAGCAGCATGCTTTGTGGTTAGATACCGCTGGCGAAGAAGGTTCGCGTGCTAATCTGGAAGGCGCTAATCTGGCCCGTGCTAATCTGGTCCGCGCTAATCTGGAAGGCGCTAATCTGGCCTGTGCTAATCTGGTCCGCGCTAATCTGGTCCGCGCTAATCTGTCCTGTGCTAATCTGGAAGGCGCTAATCTGGCCCGTGCTAATCTGGAAGGAGCAATCGGAAATTTATCCCACCTGAAGTCCATATTTTGTGAAACCTACCCTGTCACTTACACTGCTGAATTAATGCAAATCGGTTGCCAGTGCCATAAGCTTGAGGACTGGTGGAGTTTTGATGATGGCCGTATCCTTGCGATGAACGGAGAGAAAGCTCTGAATTGGTGGAGAACTTGGAAGCCGATATTGCAGCAAATCATTGCAGCATCGCCCGCAACCGCAACTGGATATGTGGCAAGAGATTCAGTTACCAAATCAAGGGAGCACAGCCATGATCAGATCTAATACCATCGCTAAATGGTGCCAGCGCTGGACGGTGGCGATCTCCATGCTAGGCGTGGCATTCATCGCCTATGTGATCGCAACATCTCCGGAGCCGTATTTGGATGACGCGCCATTGGCACCAACGGCATGTCTGGATGACGACATCAATGAAGTTTACATCAACCCTGATTTTACGCCATGGGATGAGCTGTTCCCGGGCGGGCAGGAATACGGGAAAGACGGAGAGGTCATTGACAATGGCGCTGCGGATGGAATGCCGTTCACCGAACCAGCTGTTCCGGGAGTCGATGTTCCCAATGCTAGGTCAGCGCCGTCTATGCGCGGCAGCGCAGCGCCGATGGCTAGGATGCCATGGTTTTATGATGGCAGGAAAGCAGGATCAACTGCCAGGCCGTGGTGTAGTACTGTGAATGCTGTCAGTGAGCCGAAAAGCTGGCACCTAATTATAATCGGGCTGCTGTCTTTCGCAGTCTGGCGCTGGGTGGGAAAATGAAAAATAATTGTTGGCATGATGAAAAATTAAAGCATAATTATCTGCATCAACTAACTAACCGGAGAAATAAAATGATCGAAACTTTAATCATCATCGCCATTTTCAATGGCTACTTTGATCGTTATCGGCTGAACCATCGCTGAATCAGATGCAACTTACAATGATGCATAAAAACACGGTACTAAATACCCTCGTCGGTCTTGGTATCCAGTCCGATACAGAGCTGGCGCTGGCATTGATGGACGATGGCATGATGGAAGCAATAGGATTTACACCAGAAGATAAACCAGCAATCGATGAACTTTTTAACGACGTTGCTAAGAGGATATTAAAATGAATGCAGAAGATGTAAGAAGAAACATACATGACTCAGTTTCTGAAATACTTAAGAGAAATGAGGGAAGCAAGATGACACCAGACTTGATAGTCGGAATGTCATATTATATTGCTGATGCTGTCATGATCGGGCTAGCTAATATTAAGTCAAAAGATAATTATGAATCATAAAATATAATTTTCTATTATATATGATATGTCGCTAGCATAATCGATATTGATTTTTGCTTGTTCTAATTCTGCTTGAAGCGATGCTATATGCAACTTTACGGCATTTCCAACGCTAATAATTTGGGCTTTATCATGCGCTCTAAATTCCCACGCACCATCGTCGTTTTGACACCAAAAAGGTGTGGAAAAATTCTCATCCGTAGATACGATTGCGGACAGTACGCTAGCAATCAAATTTTGTTGATCAAGTAAGCTTGTTGGGTATTTATGATTTGCACCTAAAGCTTGGCACATACATCCAGACAGCATCTTTTCCCTGTAAAATTTTTCAGTATCATGTTTTGCTCTAGCTTTTAAATCATTTATATCGATATCGGCTTCAGTATTATCAGGCACCAACTGTTTAGTTACTACGTCAACCTTCATTCCTACGGTTGACCCAGTACCCAACACAATATAATCTTCCAATAACTGTAAAAATGAATTTATATTAACATGTTCTGGCATATCCAATACTCTAGATATTTTGCCGGTCTCTGTACTATATAAAATATATTTTATCATCTCTTTATTTCAGTTAAAATAATTTTAGCGTCATTGGAATATGTGAGAGTTTTGTTATCTCCAGCAGCGATTCTTGATGACAGGATATCCATAGAAAAGTTATAGTTTATTCCGTCTTCCAGCTCAACTAGGTTTTGTTGGTATGTATTAGAAACCCTGTGCACGCCGTCATAAAACTCATTTGCAAAAGATATATGATACAGCGGTATTTTCTTTGATGTGTATAAAACTTCTATACCTATATTGTATAGCCGCAATTCTGAACCAGAAAGCCCTGGAACATCCGTAGTTAGCATAACGCCAAAATTTGCATTTTTTACATCAGCAGCAGTTATTCGTCGCAAACCTTGACCAGTCAAATAATTATATCTACCAGACCAAGAATAATACTGCTCGGTTTCCCTGCCCGCCGTATAAATTAGTTTTGTTGTGGATAATCCCAAGGGCCACGAATAGATGGTTCGTAAAACGCCTCCCGTCGATGAGAAATCAGATCCGTCCCAATTCAGTCTTACATAAATAATCGTATCCGGTGATGATGTGCTAACATTTGAAACCACACGTATTCGTATGTCATAAATAGTTGCATCATCGGGTATAGCTGAGAAATCAAATCCGTATACACAAACGTGGTCGATTTGACCGCTAGATGGCCATGTAGCACTAGCATAGGTGCTCATTGATGGATCTAGCAAATTGCTTAAGTTTGTCCAAGCTGCTTGGAACGATCTTGATGTAACATACCCCGGAGAATAGTTTGTACCAGTAGTTAAATCTGATCCTCCAGCTGTTATGTTTTCAAGTTTACGTCGAATCAAAACGGACATGTCAGGCGGCGGATTGCTGACATATCTATACGTATCATACATATTATCATAACTAGACTGAACAAGTACTGGGTTGCCATGTCCTTCAATATTTACATCTAGCATTTTCGTCCAAACAACAGGCGTATCAATCGTTGCAACACTGGGAGCTTGCACGATAATGACATCTGTCACGGCATTCGGAAAAATATCAACAGTTTTTACAAATTCGTTACTGCACAATAAGCCTGCGTTTACGTCTGATGACCAAGGCCCGTCTATCCTATTGTAAATAGATTTGCATCTCAGCCAAACATAAACAGATGCGCCTGACTCCAATGGCATGAAATAGCTCAATGATGTTTGCTCCGCAACTAACGCGGCGGCGTTTCTATCGTTCGTGTTTGATGTGTAAATCAAATACGATTTTGTATTTACATCATCCCATGTCAAATCGACTCCGCCTATTGACGGTGTAACTGTTAAGCCAGATGGTGCCGGAGCTAATTTCAGTTGTAGATTCAAACTTGTCATGGCGCACACTCAATAGTAAATTGCTCATCAACATACGGAAATGCTGATAATGTTATAATATATGTTCCTGCACTAGGTGCCGTAAAAGATAATTGTCCGTCCGTTATATCAAAAGGCTCAATCTGCTCTATATCGTAAGGCGCGGCTATATAACATTTAGTGGGGTTCGGTATTCCAGGCCCTATTGTGGTTGAATCGATTCCATCAGGTAAAATGGATGATTTATCAAAATTCCAAGTATCAGAAAAAACTGGCCGTTCTGTAGGTTCGACACCATTAAAATACCATGCTAAAGGAGAACATATATCATCTGTTTCAAGAAAATTTTGCAAAACAGGATCAAATTCCGGATAAACTAATTCGACAAACGTTTGATCCAGCGTTTCAGTATCGGCAGATATAGCCCTATCAATAGCGCCAGTTGATATTGTGTAGATTATAAAATTTATCATATTATTTATAAAGATTCGTAACAATACACGTAAATTCGCCCATATCCATGTAAAACCTAGCTGAACTGGGAGAACTTACAAGATTTGGATTTATATCATAGCTGATAGAGTATGTCACATGATAAGACTTATTTAATCCCAACCATAAAACAGTTGTTCTTTCTTTTTCTATCCAGTTGTATACGCCAGTGCCATGATTGCTTAAACCTTTAATTGTGTCAGTCCAGTCGTGAAGTATTTGCGATGTATTGGAATCAGCAATTTGAGTTCGAATCCTTATAGTAACCATTGGGCTACCGTAAGCAATAAATGCTGAAGTCTGATTATGTCTATAATTTATAGACAGTTTTGTTTTCCAGATAGAATTCAAAGCTCCGATATTGCCTTTCGCTGGCATCCAAAAGCCATAGGTTCCTGCCACGAACGGACCAACGTTATAATGACCTTGCCCAGTTTCTACTGTATAGCCAAGCCAACTATATTGAATCTGCGTGCTAGATATAGCTTGATCGGCTATTTTAAGCGTGTTTACTTGCAAATCACCAATCTTTGCATTGCTGATTTGAGCATCACCAATTTTTGCAGTCGTTATCTCGCCATTGCCAATTTTGGCGTTTTTGATCGCAGCATCTGCTATCTTCGCGGTCCCGATTGATGCATCCCCGATGATCGCGGAATTTATGATGGTTTGCCCGCCTTGTATGATAAATGGGGCAACCGTTGCGCCGTTTGCTTCATTGAGTACGGCTATTCTGTTTGCGGCCAATAGTATCTGGCTGGTAATTATGCCTGATGAGTTTTCAACTCCAACCCCGATACCGGCCATGTAAGGAACGTTTCCTGATGTGAGTTGCGTTTTTATGGTGTACATCGCGGCTAAATCGCCGTTTGTATCCGCGATCGCTTGCGCTGTCGTCTGTACAGCTGCGGACATTCCTTGCAATTGAGCCGATTGCTTGCGAAGATCCATATCACAAAACCAAATCGCAGCATTAACAGCCGCAGCTCCGACCAAGAAAAAATGATTAATTGCTGATTTACCTGTCGATGAAGCAGTAAGTGATAAATCTATTTTTTGCCAGCCGCCAGTCGTAAAATTATAGTTCTGATAAACCTGCTCTGACGTTGTTGTTCCTGTGTCGGTCGTGTAAGTGCGAATTCCAACCCTAGCATTTGTGCCTGTAGTACCAGAGCAATACATCCAACCTGAAAGTTGTAAAACATCGCCTGCAGCCACGGTAATGCGATTTAAATGCCATGTTGGAGATGAAACTACCCTTGTTGGACTTGCTGTAAACACATCGCTCGATCCAGATACACGCTGGAATCTAGCAACTGTCGCAGCAGGGCAATCAGCTGGCACTCCAGAATCGCCACGATTAAATATTGTGATGACACCTTGCGAGCTGGATGGCGTCGGCAACTGAGCGCTGCTGCTAAAGTTTGGATTAGCAATCAAGTTGTCATTGACTGAATAACCAATCATGGCGAATGCAGTTTGCCTAGCGGTTGCCTCAACGGTATCTGCATTTGCCCGTGCCGTCGCTTCGTTTTTTATTGCGGCTGTATTGGCAGCAATTATGGCGTTATCTGTCGCTTGCCAAGCGGATCCACTCCATCGTGATGTTTTGTTATTGTCGCTTGTGTTATACCAAATATCTCCAGCCACTAGGGTTCCAGCGGGAACATTTGTCGGTGCAGTTCCTTGCCTGTATGTGCGGTTTTTTGCATTTGCTATGGCCTGAACTGCGGTTATATCAGAAGCCAGAGCGCCGTCAGCATTGGCTCTGGCTGTCTGCTCAGCTGAGATTGCGGCAGCATTAACGCCGATGCGAGCATCATCGGTTGCCACCCAAGCGCTGCCAGACCATCGATACGGCTTATTGCTATCATCGCTGTCGAACCACAAGTCGCCTGAAACTAAAGTTCCAGCAGGCACATTGGTCGGTGCCGATGCCTGTCTATATGTTTTATTTTTTGATGTCGCGACAGCAGAAACGTTATTTATGCTTGTCGCCAGCGCCGTGTCTGCATTTGCCCGAGCGGTCTGCTCTGATGTGATGGCGGCAGCATTAACGGCTATTCGAGTATCGTCGCTATCAACCCATGCGCTCCCGCTCCATCTTTTTATCTTGTTATTATTTGCGGTATCAATCCAGATATCGCCAGTCGTGTGCGTTCCAGTTGGAGCGGTCCCTTGTCTGTATGTCTTAACTTTCGACGCGGCGATAGCTTCAACCGAAGACAGGTGGCTATCAACGCCATCGATATTATTCTGTAGAGCTAGGTCGGCCGCCTCGCGTTCCACTTTTTCGGCATTAATAGCATTATATACTGGCGTCGGATCAAACCCTCCTGACTCTATTAACTCAAGCAGCTCCTGTGCTAGTTGTGTTTCTGTTATCTGTCCTGTAAGGTAGTCCAGTATTTCTGTTGCGCTTATGCTGGATTCGCCATAAACCCCTGCGCCAGTATCTGATGGATACCATGACCCGGCTATGCCGTTCTTATCTATCAGTCTGGCCCAGAACCACATTTCTGTACCGTGCCCAAGCCCGTATACCGTGTAGGTCGTATCTGGATATGCGGCACGCGTGAGTGGGTTCGAGTCAACAAAGTTTGTTGTTAGGCTTGCTCTAATCTCAACGAATGAAATAATGTTGGGCGTGCTCGGGTAACCCCAATCCAGACGAATAGCCATGACCTCGCCTACTGTGGATAGAGATGATATTGACGGTGGGCTACCGGCCATCCCATCAAGCGTTGTAGCGGTTGAATATGCCCAAAGCGATGGCACATCGAGGCCATTAACAGACCGAACGCGGACAACATACGAACCGGCGTGGATATCCTGCAATTCACGCAGCCTCTCGCCAGATCGAATCATGGGGATCCAGTCGGAATTATCCCGCCGCCACTGAACATCATATGCTACCGCGCCTTCTGCCGCATCCCATCGTATTTCTGCGTTATGGCGCGTTGTGCCTTGATGGAAAGTATGATATTGGCTGATAACGACGTTTGTCGGTGCAGCCTGCGCACGTGGAGGCACGATCGACACCGGCAGCGGGTCAAGCCTTACGTTGCTATCTATGGCGGCCCATTTGCCTGGATGGCTGAATATGGCGCTTATGTCATAGATTATGCCGTCACGCTCTTTTACCGATACGACGCGCAAGGTTTGAGTAACTAAGCTGGTTGAATCGACGGCCCATGATGATTCTGGTTCCGGAGCAGATGAGTATGCCGGAGAAACCGTTATCACCCTGCCAGATACGCCAGTTACATTGCGCGATTGTATGGCGCCTGTCGCCAGCGTTACCGTCAGGCTGTTGCCAGATACGATCTGGTGGTCATAGTCAAGCGTGATTTGCGTCGTGGTGGCTGATTTGATCCGTCCACCGATTCTGCGGCCAGCGCGGTTCCTGTCAGCCAGTTTGATCAGTTTGCCCGGCTGCGGGATAACGCCATCCAGCCCGACTGAAAAGGAGGCTCCTCCGGTTTCCATGTATGAGGTGAAAAGATGGTATAGTCCGACGCGCTGAGCCTGACCGCGCGACGTGCAGCCGAAAGCCGTTATCTCAAGTTTTTTCACACCGTAGCGGGATATCCCGTCTCGATCCTCAACCACCTCAACCTTGGATCGATAAAAATCGGTAGGGTCATTGTAAGAAACCAGCGCCACGGTTTTAATGGTCGATACGTCTGCGCCGGTGTAAGTTACCCGTCCATCAACTACATTAGCGTTTGTGTACGTGTATACCGGATCAGATGGGCTATCCGCGACAGGAACGATCCGCCCGCCAGCGTAGTACACCATGCCACGAAAAACGGACGACAAATCGTTAAGCACGCGCAACGCATCCTGCTGTCCTTGGATATAGGCATTGCACACGAAGCGCGGTTCTGTGCCACCTTGCCCGTTCGGCACCATTTGATCGCAGTACGCGCCGATTTGATAGACCGCATACCGATCAACCATGGCTGCATTAACGCGGTCACCAAGCCCGTAAAGCTTATTGACAAGTATGTCGTAATAAATCCACGCCGGGTTATTGCTGTATGCAAGCTTGAAAGTGCCATTCCAAACGCCGGTGTAAATGCGCGTTACCGGGTCATAGTTAACTGGCACCTGAATGATCCGGCCTTTGATGCGGTAGCCACGGGACGGGATAGACTGGAATTGTTCCGCGTCGATCCGAAGCACTGAATACGCGGTCATCGGGTAAACGAATTTACCGTCTGTGACCTCGACGTAAGACTGCATAAAAGTCTTGTTCAACAGCGTGTCTGATGTGCTGTCAGCCGTTATCCTGCGCACTCGTATAGACCAGCTTGTCCCTGCCGGCAGATTAAGTCTATATGTCCTGGTGTACCCGCTTATTGTCTTGCCAGATATAGTATCTGCCAGAACCTGCTGATAAGCGCCGCCATTGGTTGCGATGTCGAATCGAAGCTCTACGGCGGATCCGACTCGATCCCCGATTTGATCGCCAGAATCGATAGTCCGCACAAGCTGAGGCAGTCGGACGTTGAGGCGAACAGCCGTCAGCGATGGATTTGATATCGCTTGCACCCAATCGACAGATTGCTTGATTTCGCGGCCGTCATTGATGATATTGGCCGAGTTCTGGAAAGCCGGAACTATCGACTGGCTACTTGTGCCGGCACGAAAATCAAGCTTGACATTTTGAAAGTTTAGGCTGTCGTCATTATTCTGAACTGGCGTACCATCGAGAAAGACATTTTTCAGCGGGGATGCTGGATCAGCAAATCCGGATATTTCACCGTTGCTGATGATATCCATCACGACCGCGAAAGAGGTATTGCGCAAGCTGTCTGGTGATTCTTGTGGAGTTCGAGCGCTACCGCCGCCAGACTTTCCGCCTCCGCCAGAACCTATGATATCGGTCATGCTTGCAGATCCTCCGAGTACATATCGCCACCGCCGACAACTGAGCCAACGATAAGTTCACCGTAACAGACTGGCACCGGGTTGCCTTGTGCGGAGGTGTTGACGACTCCATTAAAGTTATAAGACTCCTTGCTTTCCTTGTCCGCTGCTACCAGACCTTTAGGCTGTTTGACAAGGAACTGCGACACGCCAGTGAGAACCATGGCTAGACCAGCCACGCCTAACCCGGTTTGCAGTGCTGACCACGCGGCGATTGAAGCTCCTCCCGTGAAGAATGCGGCGCCGATAAGCGCCACACCCAATATAATAGAAAACAGGCCGCCACGGCCAGAACCCAGAATGATGGGCGCTATGCGTATGTCCTCATCGCCAGCGGGATAAGTTAATTGATCTTCTGATAGATTTTTTTTGCCAATGAAACAAGCGAAACCTAGACCCTTTTCACGTGAGGCCATCATAAACGCTTCAAAGCCGGGAACCATCGAACACATGGCCCGAATCGCCCCGGCTGTATCAGCGCAGACAAATTGATGCGTTCTGCCGAATCTTGCTAGCGGCCCGTAAAGTTTAATTGTCCTTAATTTTTCCATGCCGTATAATTAACCGTGTTATATCACGCCAGTAACCGCCGTATACCACCCTTTCGGATAACATAGGCATTGCATGGTGCAGTATAGCACAATCAACAGGATGTAAATCTGGCTGCGACTTCAGCGCTCGGTTGCCGATAAAAACGGCTCCATGGTTAACACGGTCGCTGCGGTATTGCATCAATATCACATCGCCATAAAGCGGGCCATCTGGCACTTCTTCGAAGCCGGCTGAGCGGAAGTTATCAAGGTATAATTCGCCCGCGCTTGGATCATCCCACCAGTTATCGGCCCGTCGGAAGTCAGGCAGATCAATGCTTAGCTCGCGTTTGTAGAAATCACGAATCAGGCCATAGCAGTCAAGGCTGCCATGGTGGAATGGGCGGCCCACTAAAGGCGCATCGTAGCCATTAGGTCTCATGGAATGCCAGCCATGTATCACCGGTTGGTCGTCCTCCGGCTCTTTCCAAACGGCCACTATGTGCCATGGCAAAAATGACGCCTCACAGCCCACCTTATCGGCCTCGCTCGGCTCCGCCGGGATGTTGACGTGCGAATGCACCACAGCCAAAACCGGCCCGTGCTCTTCTTCAACCGCTGCGAATTGTTCGCCAGATATGACAAAGTGCTCATTGTTTTCTGACGTGTTGGTGCACGGGATATATTTCTGCTTGGCTCCATCTGCCACGATTAAGCCAGCAGACTCCCCCGGGAAGCATTTGATGGCATGCGCACCGGCTTCGCGCTTTATTCTTGCAGATAGCTTCATGATTTCTTATCCATCAATCCAACAGCGATCCACCCGAAAAAGCCGAAAAAGAATGACAACATAAAGCCGGCAAAACCGCGTCCCTTAGTCCGGCCGATCATCCATCCAATTAGGGTTTGAATGATCCAGCCACAGAAAAACATCGGAACGAAAATTGATATTGCGCCTTCCATTTCCAATTGTCCTTAAATAATTATTTCTACTTTGATGATTCTGTAACCCTTATTTTGCGCTATCCTAACCGCCTCAAATCGAGAGGCGGCTGTTACAACTATTGTGCCTTCATGGCATGTTACTTTGTAAGTTTTCATCTCATTGTTATTCTGTTGTCTTTTGTGCCGCTATATCCTGCATACATCAATCTATTGTGCATTTCATCAACAAATTCAGCTATGGAACATTCACCTTTTAAGAACGATTCTGCCCAAGCTTTAACCATTCCAGCATCTTTAAGTGTTATACGTTTAACCCGTGACAATGTTCCAGAATTGTTTTTCCACTGCACATGCTGGAAGCTGGCGGTTATCTTGTCTTTGTAAACACGTGCTGTAAATGCGACTTCCCAGATCCCGACTTTTACTTCCTGTTTGTATGTTTTCATGTTCCTCTCCTTGTTTGTTTGTTGATCTAATGAAGTTAATTATACAGTGATTTTACATCATGTCAACAATTATTTTTATTTCGTTCTATCAGCATTCGGGAATCCGCCATAGCGCAGGGGATTGTTTGCGCCAAAGCGTAGTTTGCAGTCTGACACGCGTCCGCCACATTTATCTTGTGTATGATCGACTACCGGGTTACCGTCCTTGTCAAACATGCTGCCGCCAGCATAGCCGCAGTATGTGCCACGGTAACCGCCCTCCGGCCCGGACATTGTAAGCCAGCCACATAAGCCAGCAATTATCTGGCGTGACGGCAGCTTTGCGCCGTCGAACTCCAGCGGCGATGCCAGCACAAAGGTTACCGACTCCGGGTTTTCCGTCCTTTTCTGGCTGATTATCCATTCGTCCGTTGGCAAGAATTGATTCTGATCCGCTCCAGGCTGGCCGTCAAGATAAGTGTCAAACGTCCTCAAGCGCCTGAATTTTGCCCCCCTCAAGTCACTGAGAGCCAGGCACAAGGCGGTCACGACGCCAGTGATTTGATTGCCTGAGCCATCGACGCCTATATTACTCACCGTGACTGTCGGGTTTGCCTGCTGGCCGTCACCGGTCCTTTCGAAGTTTTGAGCCTCAATCGCCCATGGCTGGAACACGTTCCCCTGCCAAGTTATTGGACCGGACGTGTGATTGTGGTAGCGCTCCACTAGCCCGCCAATGGCTGTGCAATCGATCTCGTAGAGCGTTACCAGTGCGCCGGGAACTAGCTTCTGTATATCCTCAAGCACTGGCATATCTTTCCTCGAATGTTGCTGACAGACGATAGATCGGGCACTGGCCCGCTATCACCTGCAGATTATACTGCTGCACCACGAACAGACGCGCTACTGATTCCAAGGGTGGCGTCCAGTTAAATGGCTTATAGCCAGCGTGGTTTTTCATGAATGTAACGATTGGCGTTATATCCGCAGCCTGGCCCTGAAACGTCAGCGGCCATGCCGTAGAGTAGTTGTTTATGCCGTCCGCCACTTCCTGCGCGTAACCATCGCCGAAGCGCGCCGTCAGAACTCGGAATTGTGTCGTACTGCTGGGGCCCGATAGCGGCACCCAAGTAAAGGTTTGATATGCCATTAGCTAAATGCCCCTTGATTTGCCTGCCATGCTATCCCGCCCTGCTTGTATGCTTTGGCCTCGCGCTCTTTGATCTTGCTCTCAACCAAATTCTGTATTTCCCGAGCCATTTGGGCGAACATAGAACTATCGCCGGACGTTTGCTTTCCTCCATCCGCATTGATCGTGATATTTACATTATTGGCTGCAGCCGGCCCTTTTTGACTTGACATTATATTATCCAGTGTCCTGTCTAGTTTGGCGCTGGTATCTGCCGTGGTCACCCGCTCGCCTTTTTGCAATAACCAAGTTCCTTCTTTTGGCACCGAATCAATGCCATCGTGCGCCATGCCCGCTATGGACTGCGCTGCCATGGTTGCGACAGACAGATAGCCTGCGGCACGCACGAACGATGATAGACTGCCAGTAGGATCAATTGCCAGGGCTTTTGTGCTAGCTTCTTCCGTGTTGACAATCGCGGCTGCCATTGATGCGGCTTTTGATGCGGCGAACATCAGCTTATAGACTATCGTCCCTTCTTTGCCCATGTTCTTAAGCATATCAGTCACACCGCCGGTCATGGTGGCAAAAGATGAGAGAGCGGCAGAGGTGTAGGCTACCTGCAGCGTTCTCATGCGGTCATTGTTCTGTTCGTTTATCTCTGTTACCCGTGCCGCGTAAGTCTGCTCATTGATAAGCTTTTGATTTAAAAAGCTCTGTTGCATGTCAAGCTGCTGGGTGTACCAGTCGGATATCTTCTGAGCCTCGGTGGCTATCCTGAGCATTTCCGAGCTTGCGCCGCCAACGATTGCATTAAGGCCAGTTACTTGTGGCGCTTCCTTGACAGAGCTCTGGCTGATCTTGTCAAGCGCCGCCGCGTATTGCTCGGTTGACACATTGGCGTCCCGAAGCACCTGCACCTGGGCGCGTAGCTTTTCGGTGGCTATGTCAACGGCCGACCCTGAGTTAGCCATGATATCGTCAAGCTTTTTGCGAGCATCGACAACCTTGGTCGTCTGGTCAAAGACTTGCGCCAGTGCAAGCGCCTGCTCTTTATCCTGCTCGGTTTTAAATGTCATCGATCCAACGCGGATCTTGGCAAGCAATTGCTCATATTCGGATTCTTTGCCAATCAGTGCAACTCGCTCACGCAAGCGATCCAGATATAGCTTGCCTTCGTCCTGCTCCTCAGATTTCTTGCGCGCTTTCTTGGCCTCTTCCTCGCCGAATTTTATGCTGCGCAGCCAGTCAGCGGCTGATTTGCTGGCGTTCTGGGCGCCCTTGACAAATGCCCCGATAGTGTCACGGCCCATGATCTCGGCCAGCTTCTTGTTGCGGTCAGCAACCTTCGGATCTAGCATCTTCGAAAACGGGTTTTCGATTTCCGGCACTGACACACCTTCTGATTCCGCGATATTGACGCCCGGAACCTTGTTAGCCAGTCGGATCAACCCGTTCAGGCTGTCGGTTGCCGCCTGCGTCATCTCGTTTAGCTGGCGTATGGCGATGTTCGCAGCCCCGATAACCGCTGATCCTATGATTGGTGTGAAATTCTTCCAAACAAATTTGATATCTTCATAAGCCGCCACGAATGAATTCAGAATGAAATTCGCGGCCTTTCTGACGTGCCCCAGAACGTCAATGCCTATGATCTGTTCAACGTCCTTACTGAATTTGTTAAGCAATACGACCGTGCCAGCCAGCGCAGCCCCGAACAAAAGAACCGGGTTGCTTATCAGGAACACGGCCGCAGTCTTAGCCATTGAGACACCCATGGCTATAATGCCTTTCGAAACGGCCGCCAGGCCAGCCAATATAGAAGGCGCATAAAGCACAGCCAGCCCAGCAGCGCCATAAATGGCATATTCGCCTACATGATCGATTGCCGTAGCCAGCGAATCCAGTGAGAATTTAGCCACCTTCGACCAATCAACGGCTTGCAACAACGCGGCTGATACGGCGGTCAACCCAATTGACGCCAGCGCTATAGGACCCAGCAAAGACCTGAATGCATCCCCAAGCACGGTCACAGCAGACTTGCCGCCAGCAAGCGCCACCTCCATCTGGCCCGCGATCTGCGTGCCCTGTTGCAGTGCGATCATAACGGGATTCATACCCATAGCCGCCGTTACGCCAATGTCCTGAAACTGAGCGGCCAGCCCGGAAAATGACGCTGACATTCCTTGCCCTGCAGCTTTGACTTGATTGGATGACACGGTAGCGGCCTGATATCTGCTGTTAAGCGTCTGCAGTGCGTTTGCGTGCTCGATGGCATTGATTGCCCCGACTTTGTGCGCCCGATTGAGTTCGTCAAGCGCCTGTTCGTAGGCCTTTGATGCGGCGAATATCGGGTTGTACTTGGCTCTTAATCGATCCAATTCAGCCCCGTAAGCCTGGATGTCATTGTTGCGGATATCGTAAGATGTAAGCTTTGCTATCTCACGAGATAAAGCCTGTGCTTCTTTCGCGGCACGGCTTGCCATGGCGTCAAAGCCAGTAAGTGCCCGTGTTGTTTTGCTACCGAAGTCTACAGCAGCTTTCTCGGCTTCGCCGGCTGATTTTGATAGATTGTCTAGTGACCTTGCGGCCCGATCAATGGAATCGCTGCCGTCGACTTTAATCCCTAAAGATTCTAGTTCCATCTTCCGTGGCCCTTATGATTTCAAGTAATTCATCAGTGTTGAACCGGTTTATTTTAGCATATGAAACCACCTTAGACCACGGCACCGGGCCGTCTGTGCGCTCACTTGACAAATCGACAAAAGCCCGCCAGTAAGGCAAATCACAATCCCGAAGCCGTGGCGGTTGCAGTGCTGCGGGGATGGGCTGCCCAAAATGGCGATAATACTCAATTACCTTCTGGGCATCCTTATTTTTGTATGACCACCTTACGCGGGCGATTAGTTTTTTGCTACTGAGTCCACGAATGCCGATGCATTTTCGTCAATCTTACTGGCCGCAGCAAATACAAGCGCCGCCAGCATTTCTCCCTCGCGCGATTCAATCCACTGCTTAGCCTTTTCGCGACTAAATTTCAGTTTTTTACCATTCTGCGTGAAGCCATCCCAATCTTGCAGCACGATATCAGCCAGCACAGACTTGACCACGGCAGACCGCTGCTTTTCGTCCGGTTCCGCCTGATCTTCATTGGCTTTCTGTACAGCTTCAAGGCGATTCCGAATTGCTGCCTGCGCTTCCGGGTTGCGGGTTAGGCCGGTCACCAAAACACGCACACCAGGAAAGCCGGCAATATCGCCAACCCATGCGCCACTATCGATTACAGCCGCTTCACCAGACGAAATTACAATTTGACTTATTTCCATGATCCACCCTTTAGAATTGGCTAACGACCTTAGCCGTTAGCCGTGCGATTAAACAATTACTATATTACTGTCGATAGCGATTGTCCAGTTTTGCAGGAAGATATCCGTTGCCGATCCACCTGTTCTGGTGCCATCGGTTGCCAGTCCGTAAAAATACTCTGTCATCCCGGCGGGTGGCGCTGATGCGGTATGGACGCCAGACTGCGTGGCTGATGTGGTGATGGCGGTACCGCCCGGAGTGGCCGCAACGCTAAAGCTGTTGGTGCTTGGCGACACCACATAATAAACGGTGCCGGCCACCAGGCCAGTTGGCAGCGTGCCAGTAGTGGTAAAGATTACGGGCTGTCCAGCCAGCAAGCCGTGCGCGTTCCATGTTATAACGCCGGGCGTTGCAATGGTTATGGTAACTGTCGACCGTGGCGCGCAATCTCCGCCACGTTCAACTTTAAATTTGTATGGCCTGCACTCCTGAATGGCCGCTTTGTACTTGATCTGGCCCGGATCGAGAACCATTGGCACAAACTGATTTTCCATGTTGCCGGCGTTCATGGTGGTTTTGTACTTCCGGATTCGCCGTTCGTTAATCAGGGATTGCTCACCGATTTCCTGCGAATCGCCGATTTCCCCTAATGTTGCCAGCCCGCCAATTTCCGTCCAGACTTCGCCGGTAAAGTCGGCCAGCACAACTTCGCCTTTGGCCGACGTAACGTTCCCGATGTACAGCTTCGATCCGGCGATTGGGTATAATTCACCGCTCATTCTTTGTTTCCTCCTTCCGTTTTACGCCCAAAATTTCCGCCAGTCCAAGCGCGGCCTCTTTTAATGCTTTTTGCATTTCATGCTCTTGTAATGCCCGCTGCAACGCTTCCCGCCTTTTTTTGCACTCATCGCACATCAGTAAAAGCACCTCCACGGGATCCGGACTGGGACATGCCAGTAACCGTTATCCTCATATCCATCCATGATTTGAGGGTATGACGGCACGAAAACGCACAGGTCATTATATAGCATCTGCGTCCCATCTTTAAAGTGTGCGGCGATTTCCAGCGGCTCCTGCAGGTATCGTTCCTTTTGGACGCCAGGCAGCATGGGGTAGACAACCGTCATCATCAGAAAGCCTTCGCGGTCATGGGGTCCGCCATCAGCCACCATCAATCGGTTAGGTGTGCCAGCCAGAAATGCCACCTGAATATATGGCTTTAACCGTGGGTAGTACTTTTCGGCCGGCCACGCGATATCAAAATTTATCATAATGTTCCAATCCTGCTTTTAAGCGCCAGCCATATCTTTTGCTCAATGCGCATGTCTGGCTCGTAACCAATTTTGATCCTTGCGTTAACTCCCCTTAGACCAATTATTGCTGGGATTGATGCAATGATGATAGGCCCATAATATCTTATGTTTGCGGCCACTCCTTGCAGCCCGATAGCAGCCGGACGCGCCAAAATATTTTCAGCCAACGAAAACGGCACTCCAGAAAGCTGAATTTCAGCCGGAATTGATCCTATCCTTATATTGCCATTGAGATATGCTCTGACGCCGCCAAGCGCAATCGTAGCCGCTTTCGCGGGAATCTGTATCTGTCCTGATAGATTGATGGCTGCATTTACGCCAGATAAGCCAATTATCGCCGGCTTGGCTGGTATCTCAATGACGCCAGTCATTAGAATAGAAGCGGCGACTCCAGCCAGGCCGATAATAGCTGGAATGGCTGGTATTGTTACCGGCACGGAAACATTAACAGAAGCATGTACGCCAGTCAGGCCAATTGTCGCCGGAATGGCTGGTATCGATTCGCTGAATCTTACCGACGATCTGACGCCAGACAACCCAATAATGGCAGGCGTAGACCGCACTGTTGCCGTTCCGAGCACTCGCGCCTGAACGCCAGACAGCGATATCGCTTTGGCCGCAGCATCAACTACAGCTTCACCGGCGTAGATCCCAGCCATCACCGGTTGCAGAATCAGTGCGTCAGGCTGCGTATTTACAGCCGCGCTATGGGCAAACGTGGCGCTGCTCGTAAGACCGAAAGTTGCATGTATGTCAGCAGGTATTCCCGCTATCGATAGACTATCTGGGGTAGCAGAAATCGCAAGAGTGGTTTGTATGCTTGCAGCTGCTGGAGTCAGGATCAGTGTTTCGGCTGATGCATTTAATATCTCAGTTGTTCTCAGCCCAGCCTGTATTGGTGACAATACTATGGCTTCTGACACGGTGTTTATTACATCATTGCCAGAAGACTCGCCAAACGAAAAAGGAAATATAAACTCGGTAGGTTGAAATACACCTGGCCTCTGTAATAGCTGGCGCATCTCAGCTGGCGGTATGGCCCTATTCCAGAGCGCTGCCTCTAACATCCCTGACACATATGCAGCTCTAGTGTTAAATCTATGATATCCGCCGATCAATATGGAAGATCCTGAGCTCGCAAAGCCATTTGGAACTGTGCCGAATCTCTCATAAACAACATCGTTAAATGTGAGGATGCTGGCGAACGCCTTGCTGACAGGATTAAACGTTACCAGCTGCCTGACCTTTGCTCCGACTGGAATAGTAACAGGCACCAGAGGGTCGTCCACCCCTCCCGCGAATCCGTACAGTGCTGTGTTATTCCCAACGCGGAATGCTGGACATACTCCGACACCTGAGCGAGCCTCCATCCCAAATGTTAAAACACCGTAATAGGTGTCATCTGTATTGCCATCAGCGAAAGAACTTATACAGCACAAATGCTGTATAGATTGCCCGACCAGAGGGTCTCCTGAGTAGACAAACTCAGCGTATCCAGTAACCCCTGCGGCATAGATTTGGTTGGCACTAGGGACGTGCCTGCTGAACACATAACCATCCCCGCTGTCATAAAAGTTATTTGCTCTAAACGCTTGGCCATAGGGTGTAGATTTTATCCAGTCATTTTTATATTCCGCCCTTGGAAGGATGCGATATAAATCTGACTGAGCCAGATTAGCAAATGGATTCTCACCACTCCAGGCAAACACGGCATCCTGATATCCGTGCAACAAACGACGAGGCTGAACGCTCCCGTTTATGCCTCTGAGTAGCTTACTTTTCACCAATCAATCTCCATAAAGCGTGGCGATAGCTTCGACTGTAACCGCTTGGCCCGTGTTGCCGGTAAACTCTATCTCAATATGCCTTACCTCTGGCCCGAATGTCCAATATTGCTCAAGTATGGCATTATTTGAGGTCGTCGCGGTGAAGGACGCCAACGTTTTCCAGTCTGCACCAGCGCTTCCAGCAGCAGGCAAGGTTGTTTCGTGCGATATGAGGACATTGATGCTGCATGGGATTGTTGGCCCAGTAGCACCGTTGGTAATCTTTGCCGTTATAATGCCGCCATAAATATCACCGGCTTCAGCGGTTAAATCCAATCTACCGCGCGTTGTTCCGGCAGCCGCATTGCTGGCAGACGCAACTACCGTTTTCTTATATCTAACCAGTGCCATTACTCGCCTCCAAGGTTAATAGCCAGTGAGCCATCGTCATGCCATATGGCTTGTTTGACATCTGACTCTGGGACGTCTACAGGTTTGATACAGATAGACAATAGTATCTGCATATCTGAGTTACTGATAACCTCAGCCTGTACCAGCATTCCCAAGGCTATCTCAACCAGAGGGCTGCTTAAATCTAGCCGTCCCTGCTCAATCATGGGCCACACATGCCTAAATTCTGGCGTTGTTTTAATGGCATCTAGCAATGCATTGCCACTCTCAAGCCCTATGGTCTCAAGTATCACGCCGACACCTATATCAAAAGGTACCTTGTGAGTGTCTCTCGTTGACAGCTCTACTGCGATAGCTTGCGTATTAGGGAGTAGGGCTTGCAGCGCAGGCTCACTCTCTATAGCAAGCCGTATATCTGCTATATCCATGATCAGCTCACTGTAACAGTGACAATAGTCCCAACCCCGTCAACGCTAGACCATCTCAGTTCAAGGCTGGTGGCGGATAAGTCTTTAACAGCTCCGAGATCGACAAAAGCCACGCACCTTTTGTTGGCGTCTGAGTTGTTGTAGATAATCCCCCAGCGGGCATTAGTCGGGTTGCTTGCGTGCTGGGCAATGCTAAATTTAGCAGCCTTGAAACTACTCACTCCTCCAACGGCGTTAAACTCGGTGCTGGTTAAAGTCGCCCCGCCCGACGTGTAGTTGCCACCAGCAGCCACTTGATTAGTTGCGTAATTGGTTGTCCCTGTGCCGCCAAAATGCGGCACGGCGTCCGTTTGTGCCGGGGTCACTGAGCTGGTGACAAAGGCTATCTTGAAAGTGTCCGTGCTCATTTCGTGGATTTTTTTGCCAAGATTGTTACCGAAGCTGTTAAAAGCTTTTACGTCGCCTGCTGCCATATCTGTCTCCTAATGTGATAA